GAGCAGCCGCGAGATTGCACATGACCGACTGATAGATGCCGACCTGTAATGCGATCGGCTGCCCCGGCTGAAATGGTCCCCCGCCCAGCGTCAGGCCATTGCTAATCGGGCATTCCGTCGGAGTGCTGCCGCTGTTATAAAGCGGTAGGGCTATACGCGTACCGCCAGCGTCTTGTTGCACGCTGATCCGCTCGTTGACGGCGACGACGTTAGTTACCGTCGGGAGCGTCAGATTGTAATAATCCTGTGCGCCCACCGTCGCGTCCGAATTAAAACCAAGCGCCCCCGCAATTCCCGCGACGTTCTGCCAGTTGGTATTCGCGCTCGGCGTGAACGCGACCGTGTTATTGCCGGTCGGCTGAACCGCTACAGAATAGAAGGTCGGATAGGCGCTCGCGGGGCAGGATGTCCCCACGTCGAAAATCATGTACGGCCCTGTGCTCGCCGCGCCACCGCCCAATTCGTTGTCGGCTATGGTGACGGTATCGCCTCCACCGTTTGAAGCAGTAGTCGCCGGAGTTCCCGTTCCGATAAGCGTCTGGTCGATCCAGAGTGTCGCCGCCGTCGGAATCGTGGCACTGCCGTTGATTCCCGCGATGAAGCAGGAATCGATCTGATGCCACACGCCGAGTACGAATGCGGTGCTCGGTGTGCTCACGCCGCTGTTATTGAATCGGTTGCTGGTGTCGAAAAAATCAGTCGCGTAATCGAGCGCGCCGATCATGGTGCCGGTAGTCGATACGTGCGTGGAATCATTCCAGCGATCAACAAAGAGGTCGGATGACGTGACGTTGCTATCGAGGCGAATCCACTTCACTATCTCGATCGCGCGATGTGGCGCGCCCATGCGCAGATAGAGTCCGGCCCCCGGATTCCCGCTGCTGCAACTGCCGGTCGCTTGCACGTAATGGTCTGTGCCACCCGCGCCATTCGGGTCCCACGGCGGCTTCACGATGGTATTGATAGCGAAACAGTTAGGCTCGTTGATGTTGTACGGTGGAAAGAAGTAGTTGCCCGTCGCCGCGTTGATCGGAGATGGCGCGCCGTAGCCTTCCCAGCCGCCCGACGCAATCAGCGTCCGCGTCTGCGCAAAGGCCGGCGCGGCACACAGAAGCAACGCGAGAGCTATGACGAAGCGCCGAATCACAGCGCCCCAGCGTTCATCGAAATCGCAATCCCGAGGCCCGCAAGCGTTGCGTCGGCTGAACTTGGAGCCACGATTTGTAAAATGTCGCCCGCGACGAACGAAGTAGAGCCGGAGCAGGTAAACGCGCCTGTCGTACCAGAGCCAGACCATGCGACCGTTCCCGCTGCCGTCGTCGAGCCGGAGTGAATCTTGTTGATAGTAAAGGTCGCCGTTCCCGTTGCCGCGATCGTCGAGCCTGCTTGCGACCCGGTACAATTGCTCGGGATGGTCTCAGCCTTGGTGATCGGAATGTCGCATAGGACTTGGCTGTTCGTTGGAACGGGGATAGACCCGCACACGAACGGATCGGTTTTCTGCGTGCACGTCGGAACACCGCTTGCGCTGATGCTGGTTACAATCGAGCCTGCCGAACAACTTCCACCGGGTGTCGTGCCGTTTATTTTGGTGACGGTCAGCGTGTAGGAATTGGCCCCCGCGCGAGCAAAGCTGCCGTCGCCGCTGACGGTCTCAGCTTCCGGCGTGTTCGTCGTGCTGTAGCCGGCGATTTGCGGTGGTGCACCCGACGGGTATTGCCCCGACGATGAACACGAGACTCCCGCATCGACGGTATTCCCGTTGGCGTCGTACTTCACGCAATCGTTTGTGGTCGTCGTGCCGGTTGAAAGCTGTAGCTTCGTGCCGTTCCCCTGCACGACGCTCGCGGTGATGTTCGGGGTTGCCCCCCCGGACGAACCCAGAGGTGGACTGGCGGTTACGTTGCTGACGAATCCGCTACCGCTGCCGGGACAAGGCACGAACTCCGGCCCCGGCGATGCCTGATAACAAAAGGTCTGCCCATCCGTCGGGCTGCCAACCAGTGGAACGCCTTGAAAGCCCTGCACCTTGAGATGGCCGCAATTCGTCGTGTTGGTCGGCGAACACTGCGGAGTCCCGCGCGAGTCGTTGGTCACGTCGCCGATGAATTTCTGCCAGAACGATGCCGATCCGTCATTGAGGCAGAAATCGCCGCCAATGCCCGGCTGATAGCCCATGCACGTTCCGTATGCCGTCGGCGGCTGATTGGTGCCTGCCGTGGGCGTTGCGAAGGCCGGAACGACCCACAGCAACGCTGCAATACAGAGGCTTCCTATGCGGCGTACTTTCATGCTAGTTATCGCTCTTGGAGGTTACGAATATGAAACGCTGCATCCATCTGCTTGCCATCGGGGGGTTCTTCTTCATCCTGTCCATCCCGGTGAAGTCGTCGCACGCCAAATCGTTCTCACCTATTCAGTTCGGGCCGTTCGCCTCGCAGACCGATTGCAATACGACAGCCGCGCTGTTTACCACCGTTTCGTCGAGCGTTAGCGGCTATAATCCGTTCTGGCTTCCCAATTCCGTTACGACTGCCTGCTGGTCGGACTCCTGATTATTGGAGCTGACAAAAGCTGGTAAAAATATTCAGCGTCTGCGACGAAGTTGCCGTGGACATCGTTCCGGTGAGTGTCACGGTCTGACTGGCCGTGGAGTCCACCGCGACTGAGGAATTGCGCGACATGTGAACGCCGGCTTGACCTTGCGCATTGTCCACAAATCCAACTGTCGGGGCATCTAAAGTTATCGCCGCCCATTCCGTGTTGGTTGCTCCGATTGTGCCCAGAGTGATATCGGCTGCCCAGGGCGATGGCGTCGCGCTAGCCGAAACACCCGGGATGGTGGTACCCGCAGTGAGAATTGCCGAGGCCCCGTAATAGAACTTGAATGTCGCAGTTCCGTCAGCGCCCGAATTGTTTAGATAATTCCCCTCCGCATGACACCGCAGGATTCCGTTCACGGTTAATGTCCCTCCCGCCAGCGAATAGGTGAACATCGTCGTCTCGGTGGTTGAATTGCTCACCGTCGCGAGCGGGTTGCCGGTCTGGAGATTGCTGCGCGTGATGTTCCCCGATGACCACGTAGCTGCGCTCGTACCGCTCGCCGTAAGCACCTGCCCCGCGCTCGGCGTCCCCGTCACCGTGACTCCATCGAAGCCGGGCACATCCGCGGTAGTGAGTAATCGACACGCCGGATCGGATGACGTGACGCCCGCAAGGAATTGATTGTTCGCGCACGCCAATTCCCCGATGCTCGCCGTCCCCTCACCCAGTAAAATATCGTGCGCCGTCAGCGTAGAGCGCCCCGTGCCGCCCTGCGCGACCGTCCAGACGACTCCAGTAGCAGGAGCGATGTTCGCGGGCACCAGTAATGTTCGCTCATCCGTGACGCCTGTGATCGCGCCGCCGCTCGTCACCACCTGCATCAAAAGTTGCGAGTCGAAAGCCATCGTCGGCTTCCCGACATCGATTGAATCGATCAGGTAATGCGTACCCGTCACGCGCGTGAAATTCGGCAGGTTCGCATTGTTGCCGCTGGTGTTCTCGTCCATCGCAACCCAGGTAGTCGCGCCGTTCGAGAAGGTGATGCTGCCGCTCTCAGTCCCGCGATAGCCCGCGTTATAGGCCACACAGGCCGTCGGCGTCATCGTCAGTCCCGCGCTCGTCCCTCCGAGGCACGCATTGGCGTTTGCTATGGTGCTGACGAAATTGCCGAAGCCCTGCTCATACCAGCGATTCGCGTCCTCATCGGCGAGACTGTTGTAAAGCTGACTCGCGTAGGACGATCCGCCATAGGTCGTTAGTGCCGGATTTAGATTCGTGAGCGAGTTGACGGTATTGCTGTCGTCAAGACCTGTCGCATATTTGCCGGGCTGATTGACCGTGGTACAGCCAGCCAGCAATACCGCCAAGAATATGAACCGCCAACGCATTAGACGCCCCTTGCGAGGAAGTTTTCGTAAGCACTCGTCACTGGATCCCAATCGAGTGGTGGCTTCCATCCCGCGCGCAGGAGCGAGAACGCCAAGTCCTCGGCGCCCATATCGTTGCGGATCGCGCGCGCGACTTTGCTCTCAAATTGAGTCCGGTTCTGATTGCCGAGGTTCGTCCAGTATGCCGCTTCTTGCAGATTCCCCGCTCGCACCGCCTTGCCCGCGCGGTTGTTGCACGCATCGACCATCGCGCCCGTGCGAACGATGTCAGGGTCGATAGTCGGCGGCAAATAATCCTCGATACCCAGCAGACGCGGAGTCGCCCAATAGGTGTAGTGCATCGTCACCGATTCGGTCGGCCACGGATAAATCTCGACCTGTTTCGGCGCGCCCGTCGCGTTCAAATTACTATTGAGTTCCGCGACAAATTGCGGGTAGGCCCAGACCAGAAAACGGTTCGGAGCCTTGCGGTTCAATTCATCTTCGCTCAGGAGATCGAGCGTGCGATACATGAAGTCGCACACGAATACCCCAAGCTGGCGTGCATCAGTGGCGAGTTCGACATATCGAGGCAGGATGTAAAATGGGATACCGCTCTGCGTGATCGGCGGCGGATTGCTCTGGTTAAAGAGAAACCCGTTGTCCTGCGCAAAGGGCGTCTCAAGTATCAGCGTGCCGACGCCGTTCTGCTCATAAGCCGACGCGATGCGATACCAGGTAAGCGCGACTTGTGGGCGAAACCACAGGCCCGTGAATCCATCGGGCCATTGAAAGAACTGATTCGCTTGGCACGTAGCCAGGGCCTGAGAATCTAGCAGAACAGTCGTATTGTCGAGTGTGACAGTGACAGTGCCGGAATTGATTGGAGCGGGCAGATAGACTTGCCCATACTGTCTTAGATGGCGGAATTTTCCACGGGCACAGAGTTCAGCGTACCGCTGCCCGACCCACTGAGAGGCGAGTTCGTAGCCAGAATCCAACCCGAGATTGGCAACGACTTGTCTTGCGACTTCTCTAACCGCGATCGCCACATGCTACCCTACTTCTTCTTGGACTTCTTCTTGTCTTTCTTCTTCACGTTTCCTCCAAGGATGGGCGGTGTCGGCTTGTAAGCCTGATCCGTGCCCATCGGCCCTTTACGATTCATGACAGCGCCTTTCCAACCTTGCGGGTGATGCCGGTCTTTTTGCGCTTCTTCCCTGCCGCTGCCATCTTCGCCATGTCTTTCGCGCCGTACTTCTCACGGCCCACTTTGGCGGCGATTCCCTTTGCCATCGCGGGACTCTTGCCCTTCTTTTCGAGTTTGCCGACGAGTTTTGCGAAGCGGCCACCGCCGCCCTTTTTCATGCTCTTTTTCACTTGTCGCCCCGTAACATCTTGCCGACTTTCTTCACCTCGTCGCGGCCAGTGAAGATGTTGAAGCCTTTTTTGACCATGCCGCCAGCCTGTTTCGCCTCGTCAAAGAGAGATGAACCTTTTGGCGTGGCACCTTTAGGCATCGGCTGTCCGCAGGTCTTGCAGGTTGTCGCCTTAGACATTCGCTTTGCCCGGCTTCTGCGTATTCATCGAGCCGTACCCGCGCTTGGCAACTCCAGTGCCCGCAATCGGCCCTGACTTCTCGCCAATGCGCTGGATGATGTTCTTCGCCGGAATGGCGACTTTGCCCTGTTTGTTATCGGCCATTATTCGATCTTGTTGCCGTAGAGCATGACGCCATAGAGCACATAAACCGCTGTGCCCGGGTTGACGATGGCGATTTCGAGCATATCGGCAGCATCGGTAGTGACTCCCACGTCGTAAGGACTCGCCACCTTGATATTGGATACCCTGAGATTGGTTGTAGTTGCCGTCCCAATTGCCGCTGCGGCCTGCTCAGTCGTCATCGCCACAGCCGCGCCCGTAGTATATTTAGCCCGGTACAGCGCCGCCGTATGCGTGGTCAAGGCCGCCGTCGCAATCGAATAGATCACGTCGAAAGAAGTTAGGGTCAATCCACGATCCAGTGGCACTTCTACAAACGGCGAGTTAGCCGCCGCAGTCAAATTGAGCGAGTAATTGCCGGCTGCATTGCGCGTAAGCGTGAAGGTGCCAACGTATCCCGTCATCCGAGATGCCGACACGAAAATGCCACCGCTTCCGCTGAAATAGGTTTTCCCCATTGGACTAGAAACCTACGCTCGAACCGTAAGTCCAGCGCCAATCACCGATTCGCATAGCGAACCGCTGATAGACAGTATGATCCGAGGCCTCGATAAACGGGTCGTCGAAAGTGCGCGCGCGCGGGCGGTCGCGCCACATGAACTCTATGTCCGACTCCATCATCGGCGCCGAGAGCGTCCAGTCCTGAGTGCGCACCATGTATCGCACGACGCCCCAGCTCAGGTCGTCCTCGATGATCGAATTGGTATCGTTGTCCGCTGTCCCGCTCTGACCGCTCGAACCGAACAGCACGCGCGCGACGTACCGATTGCTCGGATGAATCATCACGCGGGTTGCCGCCATGTTCTGCGGGCGGCTGCGTTCGTCGTTCAGCAGGTCGAAGTTGACTTGCCCTGCCTGTACCGCCGTCTGCGAGAGCGTCACATCGGGCGACGGCCGGTTGGCCTGCGTGGTGCCGTCGAGGTCAACGTGCGCGGTATTGTAGAGCGTCGCGTTGTCATAGCCGGTTGCCACCGAAAAGGCATTGTTCGGCCACGTCGCGAAAGCCTGCACTTCCTGCCGGAAGCGATTGGACCGGCCCATGTCAGTCCACATCTCGCCCATCACGCCGTACTTGTCGTCGCGCCACATTTCCCAAGTCACACTGAATAACTGCCCGTAGGGAGTCGCGGTGACTTGGAAGTTCGGCCCCGGAATCGGCAGGTCAGGAACGAACTGCTGGCCTTCCGGCTTATATGGCTGCTGCCCCATGCCCGAAATCTTCGATGAGATATACGGGTTGGTCTCCATGTCCACGCTCTTGATCCAGCGAGGCCAGAGGCGGGGATATCCCTTGCCCACGTTCACGAGGTAGGTCTGGAACCTCGTCGAGAGCAGGTCTGAAAATGCGCTGGTTACGGCCGGCATTAACGGTTCTCCTTAACTGTAAATGGTCTGGCTGGTGAGGATGCGCACGTACACCCGGCCATTGATGACGCTTGCCTGATCGGGGTCGTAGCCCATCAACTGAAACACCGGATTCCCGGTGCCCGTGCCCATGTAATAATTGCCGCTGGTCGAATCGAGCAAAAGCTGATAGCTGGTGCCGACGGTGAAATCGGACGGCTTTCCGGTGCCGAGCGCCGCCGTCCCCGAAGTGGTGGTGGTATCCACGCTCACCTCGAAAAATACCTGGTCAAGCGGCAGAATCACCGGAGCGTCGGCGCCAGTTACGCCGGTCGCATTCGCGAGTGCAATCCCCGCGATCGTCGGGGCGGTAACAGAACTGATAACCGCCATGCCGCCAGACGAGAACTTTAGCGGGGCGCCGGTCACGTAACTCTGAGCGGCAGCTTCGACATAATGCAAAGTGAAGGCATCCTGCCAGCTACCCATAGTCTGCCCCTGCTTGATGGGCTGAATGTTCGAGGCCATTAACGTGCTCTCCTCTCAAATCCCGGCTGTAGCGTCCGCCCATCCGGCCCCGGCATGGAGCCACGGCGCAAATCGCCTTCCGTGAAATTCGTTCGATTCGGGTTGTACTGGAAGGTTTCGGCGTGACCGGCGGAGCCTGCAATGCGGCTCATCACCGGATCGCGGCCAAAATCGCCCGCCATTCCGTGCATGGTGTTCGGCAAACCGTGCCGGCCGAGGCGCTCGCTGGCATAGACGACGGAGTTTTCTTCAACCGCCATCATGTTATCCATCTTGCGCTGACTGGCGGCTTCCATGTCCTGCGCAGCCTCTTCCGGCTGCTCGAACAGCACCGTGTCGCCGACAGCGCGCAGAGTCGTGCCGCTCGCCACGTCGTTGCCGATAAGATTCGCGGCTACCGGATTATCGTTGCCCTGTACCGCCTTCATACCGAGGCGCTTCGCCGTCGCATGCATCTGGCGAATGTTCGATTTCGCGTTGTCCGGGTAGCCGTCCGCAGCGGTCAGAAACACATAGCGGAAACCGGGGCGCCCGTTTTCGATCGGGATATTTCCCGCCGCGTCGAGCTGGCCGAGAATTTCGTTGTCGCGCTGCGCGAACTTGGATGCGTCGATCGGCTCGATACCGTCGCGCGCCTGTCGCGTCTCGATTTCCTCTTGCAACGAATCGGCAACGGCCTTTTTGACTTCTTCGCGCTCGTGACCGGCCGGAATGTCTTGGGGGGCTTTCGGCACTATACCCAGGCTCCTTTTTCCTTGTTGGCGCGCGGGCCTTGACGGCCTTGCTCATCTGTCCAATCGCGGTCGAGGCCAAAGCTGCCCGAAGTCTCTTCGTCGATGGCGTCCATCTGCTTGCGGGCCTGTACGAACTCCTTGAGTCCGCCGCGATAGTCGAGTTTGCGCAATTCTTCGTCATCGCTGCGGCCACCAACGGCGCGCTGCTTGACGCGAAATTCCTTCTTCCAGTCGCCAGCGAGTACTTGAGCCAGATTTTCTGGTTCTTTCTCTTCGTCTTCGATGACGACACGGCCGCCATTGGGCAGTAGCGCCGGGTCGGGTTCGCGTGACTTGCGGATGGCCTCTTCGCGGTCAGCCGCCTGAATGTCGGCGATATTCTCGCCCACTACGATATCGTGAGCGGCCTTGTAATGGTCGGGAGTGATCATCACGCCGGGATTGTTGGCCTGAAACTGCTCGATCTTTTCGTCGATTAGCTTTTTGTACTTGCCGGAGTAGTAGGGGAGCTTGTCGGCCGCCATGCGCGAGACGGAACCAAAAGCCGCGCCACCAGCTGACGTGATGCGCGCGAGTTCTTGATCGGCTCGTTGACGATCCGCGGCGCGTTGCTGCTTGAGCAATCGCGTAACTTCTTTCGTATCGCCCGCCGCCATCGCTTCCGCGATCGACTCCTCGCTCACGTCGGCAATCGGCTGAATCTGCTGTCGGGGCGCAGGGGCGTCGCGACGAATCGAACCGCCGCTGATCTGATCGGCAAACGGTTTGATAGCTTCCGGTAACGCCGTTTTGAGACCAGCGGTAACAGCCGCAGCGACCGTAGCGGCGAGTTTATCGTCTTGGGGATTGGATGCCGTTTCGTTGGGCTTTTCGTCGGGCATAACTAATGCTCTATATCGAACGTCGTTCTACTGTCAAGCGGGATGCTTTTTGGCCTTCACTTCTTGGGCAATCGATTCGGCCAATTTATGCAGGTTCGCCGCCGCGCCTTGAAGCCTCAGAATCTCGTCGCGGTCGGCCTCTTTGATGGCGCGTTCTTTGAGAACTTCGCGGGCTTCATTGAGCCACGCGCGCAGGCTGGTGAGTACGGCAGTATCTTCGCGACAGGCGAAAATCAGGCGATCGGCGCTCGCCATTTACTGAATCGGGACTCCCGGCGGTGCGCCGCCCGGTTGCGGTTGGCCTTGCGGGCCGCCCATCGCGCCGACCATGCCATTGAGCATCCCCGGCGTCTGCTCCATGCCAAGCTGTTGCATCACCGGCTGAATCTGGTCGAGGTCGATTTGCAGGCTCCGCACATCGCTGATCTGATCGAAGGTCTTGAGCACCTTGCCGAAGAATTTGTTGATCATCTTCTCGGCCTGCTTCGCCACCTTGTCGGCGCCGGGGAACGGCGGCTGCGCGATAAACTGCGCCAATTCCTTCATCGCCGAGAAGTAAACCGGGTAAATCTGGGTCGCGAGCATGACCATGTTCTGCCGGTCGGATTCACGATTGACGCTGACGCTCGACGCAGTGAGTTGAACATCGAGCGCATCGGTCAATTCCACATCACTCGCCTTGAACAGGTCGATGACCAATTCGGCCTTGTCGTCGCCCAGAATTTCTTTGAGCTTCTTCTTTACGTCCTTGTTGCCCGCGCGCACCTGTTCCTGTAGGCGATAGAGACAGTGCATCACGACCTGAGCGCCGAAATTCCGCATGTTGTTAAACGGATGCGTGAAGCGCCGGTTGGCCTGTTGCATCATCGAGAGCATCGAAATGCCGGGGGTTCGACTCGACGACCGGATCGGTGCCGATAGCTGAGTCGTACCGACGCGCTCGCGCGCCATCGCAGTCACGACGGACTCCGCCTGAATCGCCGTGCCATTGACCGTGCCCATGTCCATGACCTCGATACGGCCACCGGGGCCTTCATCGTTGATCATGTACTTGCCGGGATAGATCGCCGTGGTCTCTTGCATCCCCGTGGCCGGCCCCTGATAGACCTTCGTGTTGGCGATCATCATGTTCCAGATGTGATTGTTGTGGATTTCGGTGACTTCGCGCTCGTAGGGGATCATCATTTCGAGTACGCCGAGACCAAACGCTGTGTGCGCGCGATCCTGGTAGCACTCCAGCACGAACGGTCGCGAATCGTAGCGGTTGTACATGACTTTCAGGATGTTCCCCGAGGTCATGTTCCAGATCACTTCCAAATCTTCTTCGATGCCGTCGTCGTCGATATCGAAGTAGCAAAAGGTATCGCCAATCACGACGGGCGGCTTGGTATCAAGGCCGCCACCACTCACGCCAGCGGTACGGAGGCGGTCGGCGCGTACTACGCTCGACGAATCTGGGGCGCTGGCGTCATCAACCGTCCAGTTATTGAGTCGGCCGCGAAGTTTCAGTTCCTTCGTACCCATCCACATGCGCATCGTGGCGAATTTGCAGACTTGAATGTCCTTCGTGGCGTTCGGCGGGATGATGAAATCTTCCGGCGCGAGACAATGTATCTTGGGGCCGAAGGTAACGACCTCGCGCACGTCGGTTTTGCGCACCGTTTTGGTGTACGGGATGTAGCCGACGACCATGCCAAGCTGCACCTGGTCGATCAGCCCTTCCTTGACTCCCGGCTCGAAGTTCCAGAATCCCGACTCGACGCCGTGGTTGACCAAATCCTGCACGGCATCCGCGGTATCGTCGAAATCGCCCTTACGCGAGCGGATGGTCAGGGGCGGTTTGACCTGAAAAATCAAATCTTCGGCTTGGGAGATGACCGTATCGCAGGCCATCGCGCCGATCGTAACCTCGATTACCGGAGCATTCTCGAATGGCAGCCAGCGTTGATGGTCGGGCGGCGTCCCTTGATACATGCGAATCGCCGTGCGGCACATATTCTCCCAGCCAGCACGGGCTTGGAGCGCCTTCTTGTGCTCGTTTTCGAGGAAGTCTTTGAGGCGCGCGCGCTGATCGATCGTAACCTTGAGCGGCTTGCCCTCGCCGATCGATATCGTTCGCACGTTTAAGTGCCCCCGAGAACGGGGATGCCAAGATTGGCGGATTGCGATACGGCAGGGTTGTTGTACTCGATATTGTCGGTGGGCGTGCCCTGCGCGAGCGCGCAACCCATGATCAGCACCAGACCCCCCGCGTTCATCGGCAGCGGAGTATTCTGGTTGATGTTGAGATTGAGCGCCTGATCCATCGTCAGGCAGATCACGCCAAGAGTGGGCATGATTGCTGCCGCGATCGGATGGTAGGTCGAGCCGTTGTCAGCCGCCGCCACGATATTCATCTGCGTCGATACTTCGTTCACGATGTACCGGCGCACGATCGGCATGTCTGCGAGAGGAATGCCGTCAAGCTCAAAGCTGATAGTGGCGCGTAGCTCAGACATTAAACCAAGTCGATCAGAACTTCCATGCCCACATCAAATTGTGTGATGACTATCGGGCCTGACCATGAAGTCGTCGGGCGTTGCTCGGTAGGATCGAAGTCGGCGGCTGCGGCGATCTGCTTGTAAACGTCGGTCGCGGTGCCGCCAGTGGGTTGGCTCTGAATGATGACCGTGCCGCCAGCTACCACGCTCGCGGAACCGACACAGACAATCCGCTTCGGAATCAGATCATACGTGCAAAGCGTGTACGGCAACGTGTTCGACGAAGATGTCGCATAGGCGATCGTCCACGTCCTGCCGTTCGTTACGACGGTGACGCCAGCAGCCATTTAGAAGCTCGGCTTTTTCATCCGCGAGGGGTTCTTCTGCATCGAGCCAGAGCCAAACCCCTTTTTATTGCCGGGGCCGAAGCCATCGATGCCGACGCCGGAGCCGCGTTTGCCGCTCTGACGATCACCATTGCGAATCGAATCTTCTCCAGACCGGATGCGGGAAATTTCTTCGGAACCGTTTGAGCCGCGAGGCATAGTCATCGCTCCATTGCACGAGAACAGCGTTTGATTTAGCCATATATCAAACGCCGTGCTACTGTCAACGCAAGGTGAAGTTTATGCCCTCAGCCCTCGTCATCGATAACGGTCTATTCCCCGACGTGGCCCGTCATCTCGCCAAGTCCTACGACGTTCGATATTTCTCCACTTGGGGCAATTCGTTCCCGCTCTCCCGAGAGCAGGCAGTTGGCCTCGGCATCCCCGGCGTAGAACGCGTCAATGAGCCAATTCGCGCGCTCATGGACAAGCCCGATCTGGTGGTGGTTCCCGATCTCTATCTCACCGATTATGAAATGCTGGCGCGCAAGGCCGGGATTCCGACCATCGGCGCTGGCGATGCCGCCCAGCTCGAAACCGACCGCTGGCACTTGAAGGAGTTTCTGACCGAGCACGACCTGGACGTGATTATGTCGGTCGAAATCGAGGGCATCGAGCACGTCAAGGACTATCTGAAAGAGCATCCCGATACATACATCAAAGTGAGCGTGTTTCGCGGCGACATGGAGACGCGGAGCGCCCGCGATTGGCTGACCGAGTACGACGACCTCAAGAGCCGCCTCGGGCCGCTAGGCGCCAAGATGCGATTCATCATCGAGGACGCCATACCCGACGCATTTGAAATCGGTATCGATGGGTGGTGGTGTGATGGGGCGCTGGCCGAGCCATTCGTCGTCGGCGCGGAGACGAAAGATTCCCGCTATTGGGGGTATGTCTGTGAGTCCACCAAAAGGTTACCGAAGGAAGTGCAGAAGGTGGTCGTGGCGCTGGGCAAGTATTTCGGCAAACACCAATATCGAGGCTTTTTCTCCAACGAAATGCGCGTGCTCCCCAACGGGCAGGTGTTCTTTACCGACGCGACCTGCCGCGTGCCATCGCCCCCCGGTGGCGTCCTAATGGCGGCGTGCCGTAACTTGTCGGCGGTAATGAAAGGGCTCGGCGATGGCACGCCGGTTCCTCCTGACTTCGCCGGTGATTGGTTGTTCGAGGTCGTAATGAAGTCCGATTGGGTGAGCCATCACTATCTCGAAGTCGATGTGCCAAGCCTCGATGGCTACACGTTCCACAATTATTGCATGATCGATGGCAAAGTTTGGGTCATCCCGCACGATTCGGAAATGGCAGAGTTTGGATCCGCGATCGGATTCGGGGATTTGCAAGAGGGGTTCGATATGGCGACCGCAAATTGCACAGCGATCAAAGCCGATAGACTCGATTGCGACAAAGGGAAGCTGGAGGACGTGAAAGAAGAAATCGAGAAAGCGGCGAAGTTAGGGTTTGCGAAGTGACTCGACTTCGCGATCGTAGGCAACCCAATCTACTCCCAAAGCAAATGCGGCTGCGCGCTCCACGATATCGGCCATGCGATGTTGCCAGTGGTAAGGCGCGGCTTTATCCATTCCCGGCTCTCCGTCGCCCTCGTATGCGAGATCGAAAGCGTCGATATCCTTGATGGCAATCCCTGCGAATTTACACAGGAAACATTCGATGAACTCGTGCAGGAATAGAAGCCAGTCATGTTTCGGATGCGACAGTCTCGACGTGCGGAAATAGACGCACGAACCGTCCTCCCAATAGTCTCCGCAAGTCTCGTAACGCTGTTCGCTATGCGGAATGACTTGCCAATTGATTAGCATTCGTGACCTTCATTTGCACTCGTAGCCGCACTTCCATGCGCTGAATGGCAAGCTGCTGCTCGCCAGCCGTCAGCTTCGCGATACCCTCATCGAGCGAGATCGCGATCGCCAGTATTTCAGGGGTTGACTGAAGCACTATCGGCAGTCTCTTGAGGACTCGGCATTCCGTTCATTGCCGTACTGACTCCGCCGGCCAATCTTCCCGCGTAACGAATAGCATTATCCGCATTGGGATTGGTCAGGAACGCGACGGCGGCGCGCTGCAATGGTGAATCGCCACTTTTCACCATGAAGTCGATAACTTTTGGCCCTGCCAGCGCCGATATAATCGCGATCGTCTGCACTTCCGGCCCTTTTTCACCCAATAGCCCCTGAAAGAATGAAGTCGGCTTGAGACCCATCATGGATTCCGCCAGTCCGGCCGAAATCATGCCCTGAAAATACTTGCTGGAAAGAATAGATCGCGCCATACCCGGCTGCGAGATAGCGAGTTTGAGCGGTTCAGGATGGTTAACCGTATCGACAACCTTCGTGAATTGCGCCGGATCTGCCAGCGGCGAGTCCTTGCCGAACATTTCACCCATAACCGCGCGTGCGTTCTTGTCCGTGCCCCATGTTCTCTGGAGCTTCTGAAGCATCTTGAGTTCGTCCATCGGCGCGCCGCCGACGCGAGACTCAGCAAGCGCCTTCTGGAGAAATGCTTCGCGCAATTGCGGCATGACTTGGCCTGGTCGCGCAGCTTCGGCGGCTTTCGCCATACTCATGAAGTTCAGCGCGGTTTCTGAGTCTTTCGCCATCGGATCAAATAAGAGATCACCGACTTGTTTGCCATAATCTGCGGAGCGCGGATCGAGTTCCCGCACGGTATTCATAAAGCGGCGATAGTCTTGTCGGATAGCCTCAAAACTCGCCAACTGTTCCGGCTTCGCACCCGCCTCTTTCAGGCCCGCGTCGAAGGATTTCTCTGCGGCCTGCTCCACTTGTTGCACGGCCATCTTGTCGATCTGGCTGGCACCGCGCGGAAGATGCTCATTGAGTTCTGTGATGAAGTCGCGCAATTCATGGGCCGGAAGCTCAGCTTTCGCCGGCGGAATCATTCCTTTTTTCTCAGCCTTGATACGCTGATTCAACTTCTCAATCTGTTCATTCGATGCGGCCGTCTTTCCATACGACACGTCGGGCGCCGCATTGTCCGTTTGTCCAAATTCCGCCAACTTGGAATCAAGGAATTTCTTCAATCCCGGGCTGAGTTGCCGTTCCGTTCCCAGTTGATCGTAAACGCCCTTGATAGCCTGTCCGACTGGTTGTGTCGGAATCGGCGTTTCCTTGAGGCCACCATAGGCTGTATCGAAGCGATTGGTGAAGTCTGCTCGCTGGTGGTTCAGAATGTTTTGAAACGAGTCTTTGTACTGGCCGCCAGCCTTGATCGATTGTGCAAGTTGCGCCTGCAAATCGGGACTTTTGAGTACGCTATCGATCTGTTCGTCGTTCAGGCCGTGAGCCTTCCAGAAATTGCGATTGCGCAAATCCTGCACGCTGACTTTGGCTGTATTGCCAGCAGCGGTCTCGACGCGATCCTGAATCGCCTGCCGAATCTGTTTCACGCGCGCTGTCGTCCGCTGCGCTTGCGGCAAGTTTTGCAGTTCTTCACGAACAGCGTCCTCGACTTGCGCGCGTTTCGTCAACGCACCGCCGACTTCCCCCGCGCCAGTAAAGGCCGCATTGGTGACCGCGGATTTGATGACTTCCGATCGCGAGACGGGCTGGTACGGTTGGCCGGTAACGGCTGATTGCGTGGCGTGCTCGACAAACGGAGCGGCCATGCCGCCGATGGCAGCGCCACCAATTGCGCCGGGTGGACCGGCGAGCGCGCCGCCGATTTCCGCACCTTCTACAGCCGTACCCATGCCTGCGACGGGAGCGGCAAGAGACTTACCGATCTGTTTGAATTTCTGACCCAGAGTCGGCTGACTCTTCGGGTCCATCACAGACGGAGAATTGTCTAGTTTGAAACCGGGCGGTGGCGGGGGAGCGCCCAGTTTGAATCCCGGCGGTGGCGTCGGCGTGCCACCCATTCTATTTCACCGGATTCCATGCTTTGCCGTCCCACTGAATTTTCTCGCCCTTGTCGTTCGTGGCCGTAACGGGGGCCGATGCGGCACCACTTTCGTCAGGCGCGAGTTGCTCCTTATTCGGGCCATAGCCGCCCCACGTCGAAACCGTCTCGGCCTTGAGCGGTTCAATTCCATCTGCTACGTCACCGAGGCCTGTGTCCTTCAACTGCTTCTTGAGCAACTTCACATTGGCGTTGTAGCCGGGAAGGAGCGGTTTGAACTGGTCGGGCGGCAACGCAGCGATCGCCTTTGCCCGTGCCTGCAACGAACTGACCGCAGTCGTCAATCGAGCCTGATTCTGCGACTTGTCCTCGGATTCCTTGAAACCGGCCATCATCGTGCGGAACTGATCTTGCGACTGGATTTCTGACTGACGTAGCGCGACCATCGTTGCGCGGGCTTCCTGCGAATCTTCCATGCCCTGCTGACGCAGCGCCGTCAATGTCTGTTCGTTCTGCGCGATGCGCTGCTGGGTCTGCTCGAACTCCTGGTGATGCTCCGCCTTGTCGGTCTGGTCTTTGGCAAAGGCGATTTCATCGTCGAGCGCCTTGAGATGCGCCGGATCGGTAAAATGGCCGCGCGCCTGAATCAGTTTGTGACGATAGGCTTCCCATTCGTCGGGCGTTTGCGGTTGTTGCGCGCCGACCGGCCGCGGCTGTCCTTGCTGGGGCGCAGCGCCTTGCGGAGCGGGCTGACCACCACCGCCACCAGTTAGCTGCTGGAACTGGGCGTCCTCTTTCTGCTTGGCTTGCGCCGCGAAGCCGAGAATCTGCTGCATCGGCTCCCAATGTTCACCGTAAATCTTCTTGCCGTACTTGGCAAATTCGGGATTGGCCGCATCTTCGGGATGCGCCTTCATGTGCTCGTCGATGGTTTCGAGGAAATGCTGATCGGCCTGCTGTTTTTGCTGCCGCTTATCCGCCGCCTCGTTGCCGAGCATCCGCGCGCCTGCGCCAAGGATCATGCCTAGTGCTGCGCCCATTATGCTCCCGCGAATGCCGTAGCACCGATGCCCGCACCCTGCATAAAGGTGTCCCAAAAGCTCGGCGTACTGGTGGATTTTGTATTGATGTCGAGGCCACCAGCCGTGCCAAGTGCGCCGATGCCCGCGTTGCCTTCGTTCAATACAGTCGGCACCGCCTGCGAGATGAATGCCTGTGTCGCGTCGGCCGGAATGGCTCCCGTGCGCGCGTTATCCGTCCCCTGCTCCTGTGCGAGTATCGTCTGTGCGAACGGAGTGCCTTCTAGTCCCGATTGCGCGAGCCTTTGCCGCGTCTGCGTTTCGCTTTGGCTTGAGCTTTGCCTTGAGGCGTCCACGGCTGCGTTGATGCTCGGTATGTTCGCGTTCACTCCGCCCGTTTTCAGCGCCTCGTTCGCCTGATTCGCGTAGGTCTGGTACACCGGCTTCGCCGTATTCCACATCTGCGAACCGATCGCGGCCAAGATCGGGGCGTAGGGACTCGATTGGCTGCTTGTGCTGCTTGAACTTTTTCCGCCGCCCGAACCTGGCATCGCGAGACTCCTTGTCTAACCAATATACGCCTGCCGCGTCACCGTCAAATAGGTGCGGTATTTGCCCTTCTCTAATCCAGCCTAGCCGTTCCATCTCCTTTTGCAGGCGCGGTTGCTTCGTCGGAGCCATCAACACGGGGAAATGCGTCAGCGCGAAATCGAGCGATTGGTTGACGTGAGCAAGCATGGCCTTACTCTTGCGCTTGTCCTCACGCACCCAGACGCCCCAGTACGCGCCGCTCATGCAAGGCTCGACCCATGAAGCAATCCAGATGCCACGAATGTCCAGCTCGAAATAGAGCTTCACCGTTCGCGCCGACCAGAACAGAATCTCGGTCAGGTTGCGCAGCGGCTTGGCGAACAGGTTGGCGAACTCGGCAGGCTTAGCCGCGAGTTCCTGCACGTACCAGTTCACCACCAGCATTTCGTGCTTATCGCGGTCGTATTCGATCACGATTCTTTCGCGTGGCGTCTCCGCTCTCGTAATTCCGACATGATTTCCAACGCTTCCGTCGGATCTGCTACCAGCGGAATCGCCTGAAATGCTGGTTTAATAGTGACCGCTTCCGCGTTCGCTTGCGCGAGATGCGAAACGTAACTGATCAGTTTATCCAAGCGTTCGTCGTCAATCATTGGTCTCCTGCTGCTCCCCGAGCCACACGTCGGCCTCGATCCTGAAAACCTCGATCCTGCCCGTCAGACTACCCTCGAGACGCACACCCTCGAACAAGCGTCCATGATACTGACTGATCGGCAGCTCGAACATCTGCCGCCCCGTCGCCGTGATCGCGGGTAAAGCATTGACCGTGCCATCGACAATGAGGCTCGGCGTAATGACTTGCGGAACGCTCGATACGTTCGGATTGATGTTCAAATAGAGGCGCTGCCCCGTGAATTGCGCGCCGCTGTCGGGCATATCGCCGGGAGACTGAATCTCATACGGGATCGGTGTCGAACCGTCCTGTAACGACCCCGGATGCTCGAACAGATATACATTGCCGCCCCATGCGGCCTGAAATTCGCCGGTCTGATGCTCGTAGTAACCCGCCGTCAGAATCTGCCCAGGCTGACGCCACACGGGCGCGCTGGTGCCGTCGTAGGTCAATCCGAGCGTGAGAGTCGTACCATCCGAGAAGATAACCTCGTTGCGCATCTCTTCGGCCCAGACCGGCCCGGTCGTCTCATTCCACGCCGGGACATTCTCTTCGGATTGGCTCCGGAAGATCGGCGCCAGTTCCCTGAAACCGATGAGCACAGATCCCGACCAATTCAAGATGCGAATGCCATCCGGCGCCCAGTACATGATACCGATGAGTTTGATCGCGACGACCGTATAAGGCTGTAACGTTCCCAGTGAGTCATCAACGGTTGGAAAACTGAGTGCCGGATAGGAACCGTTGCTCTGGTAGGCCCGTTGTGTCGAAATCGCCCAGATGATGCCATCCCATTCGACGACCTTCTGCATGGGATCGTTGGAACTCGATACGAGATATGCCTGTCCGACGCCTTCCGGGCGTCCCGGCGGCGAGACATAGACGTAGCCGGGCGCGGCGCTGTCGCGAGTCCAAATCATCGAACCCTGAAACGGCCCGAACGCATCGCCATATGTGCTTTGCGGGGGCGTGTTATCGAACAGAAGCGGTGTTTGCGAAAGCGTATTGGTCGAATTGATTCCCTGAAACGTCCACACCGCCGAGCCGTCCACTGTCACTTGCGTGCCCTGATTCGTCCACACCACGGTTCCATCGGTGATAGTAGCACCGACCGCCGGAGATGCCGCCCAATTCGGCTGAATAACACCGGAAGTTCCCGGCGTCGTCACGATCCAGAATTGTCCGTTGGCCTTGAGCGGCGCCACGGTCTCATTGAGCAAGAAAATGGAAAATGGCGACCACTGCGTGGTCGGAATAACCCACGCCGGCGGCTGGATGCCGGTCGTCCCTGGCGTCGTCAGCAGAAAGTAATAACCGTTGCCAGCGTCGATGTAGTAATTCGCCGTACTCGGATTAGTCGGATCGGACGGCTGCACCACGATATTTGCGACCCACGGCGTCTGCACCAGCGGCACCGAGAAGTCCGCCGTGTTGTCGGTGTAAGTTGTCGTCGAATTGTCCCAGATAGTATCGAGATAATAGGCCGGGAATACCGCGCCGGCCAGCACCTGAGCCGACGAGCGATATAGGTTGCGCGCGGTCACCTGCGCGTCTGGCGAGATCGGCACATTGGTCAGCGAGACCTTGTTATCCTGCACATTGAATACTTTGGTCGGTGTCTGCTGGCCGTTCGATTCCGAGCCAGTCGTCAGATTCAGATAAGTGGTGTAGTAGTCATATTCGCTTCCACCATTGCCCACCGCAGGCCCGGCGCCCATCGCACATCCGCCCGACAAGGTTAGATTATCGAGATAGATATGACCTGTGCCGATAAAATTGCCGCCCTTGAAGCGAATCGCTTGCACCATTGACCAGTCGAGTTGATATTCCGTGCCGTTGCGGTTGAACTCGGACTTCGGAATCGTGACTTGAATCCACTGGCCGACCTGAAAGACATAGGTGACATTGACATTGTGATGAAGCGGCAAGCGCGGATTGGGCGCCGTCGCCGGGATCAGTCCGATCGAGCAGGAATACCAGTTCTTTTTGAAAGTCTGATCGTCAACATCAAAGTCGATTTCAAGCCACGTCGCGGTGCTGACGTTGGTCGGATAGGAATCGATGTATATCCACATCTGGAACACATCGGTATTGAGCGACAGATCGCCGTTACCGTATTGCGCTAAATTCAGCGCCGATGCGTAATTTTGGTAGAAGTCGTAAGCCCCCGTGCTGCCGGGGTTTACATTAAGAGAGCCGGCTCCGACCGCCACGATCGTCGATTCATCGGCCAGAGTGCAGTTGCCGGTAGTGTAGTTCGCATGGTGATTCACGAAGCTATCGATTACGATCTGGTCTTGCGCGACGTTGGTCGCGACTAGTTGATTGACCGGTGCGACGATTCCCCAGTTCGAGATGGTGCCAGTCGGGCTGATTTTGAATGGAGTCTTGCCGCCGCCGAGAATGAAAAGATAATCGTTTAACCCGGCTTGCGGAGGCATCGAATTGAAGGTGATGCGTGAGCCGTTAAACCCGGAGACGATCGACGAGCCGTTCTTGTAGAGATTCGCACCGTCGTACTGGTAGCGCGCGCCATTCCAGTAATAGGTCTGGATCGCGGCGATGTTGTAAAGCAGTTCCGAACCCCATCGCGATAGCACAGAGATCGTGAGTTCGGGAGCGATACCGGATGCGCGGCGCATCGCCGCCTGTCCGGTCTGCTCGCGGCCGCCGGAGAGCACCAAGCGCCGATCGAAATTAGTGAAGCTGATGCGCTTAGCTGGCATTCTGCGAGGCTTCCAGTGCGGTGATACGAGCGAGCGCGGACGCCAGTTGGGTTTGCAATGTACCGATATTGGCTACATTGGCATCGATCATGGCCTGATGGCTCAGGAAGTTCTCGTTGGTCTGCTGCACCGTCTTGTTCAGGTCGTTGTGCAAGCGCGCGCCTTGATAATTGCTGTGGTCGATTTGAAGGCGGCTGACTGGCTTCATCGTAGTCGCTCTAGTGCTCTCCATTTCTGTACTGCATACTCAGCGCACCTAATCCATTCCTCGAAGTCGCCCACGTTGCCGCATCCCAGAGCGAGTTGTGCCGTTTCGATAAATTCATTCATCACTCGTTCGACACGAGGCAGCCCCGCTGGTATGCCATATTCGTATTGTTGCTTGCGGGCCTCCAGAAATACTAGCCGATTCATTTCATCATTGGTCATCGCAGCATCCCCAACAGTGTATCACCGAGCGATTTGCAGGCCGTTCCGAAAGCGAAATCCTGATGGTCGCTCTCACGCGCATATTCGCGCGCGAGAATGAGTAGAGCGATGGGTATGGTCAGGTACGGCAACGGGTCGTGACGATACTCGGAATAGATCGCGATGCCGTTGCCAGGTTGATAATCCTCGCCGATCGGCAATCCATGAACCGGAACGATCGGCGGCGAAGTCGCGGAGGGCACCGGATAGACGGCGATAGTCTTGGCGGTCTCGGTCTCGATCGTATAGACGATAGGCGAGCCTTTGGTATTGCGCCAGCCGGTCGTCCACGCCTCAAGCTCGCG